TTACGGGGTAATGCCAACCGCTGCCGCCACTTTGTCGCCACTTGGCAGCGTTGCCAGAGGATTGAAACGGAGCGCCGTTTCCAGATGATCCGGTGCCAGATGTGCGTAACGCATAGTCATTTTTATATCGTGATGCCCGAGAATTTTTTGTAAGGCCAGGATATTTCCACCCGACATCATGAAGTGCGCCGCAAACGTATGGCGCAGAACGTGTGTCAGTTGACCGCGAGGGAGCACGATAGACGTTTTTTCCATCACGGATAAAAATTGAAAATAGCAGTCTGTAAAGAAATTGAACCCATCAAGCGCCATGATCTCTTCGTAAAGCTCTTTACTGATAGGGATGCTTCTGTTTTTCTTCCCCTTCGTTCTGACAAAGGTAATTCGGTATTTAGTCACCTGTGAGCGGGTAAGATTTACGGCTTCACGCCAGCGTGCGCCTGTGCTTAAGCATATCTTAACTACCAGTGCCAGAATTGGGTCCTGACGTTTGCAATCAGCCAGCAATTCAACAATCTGCTCATGGGTAAGCCATGCCATCTCTTTTTCTGCGATAGTGAATTTTCGCATGTTCTCCAGTGGGTTCGGATGCGACCATTCGCCCAGGCGGGATAGTTCGCTAAAAACACTACTTAGATAGCTTTGCTCCAGGTTAATAGTGACCGGGCTTGCTCCTTTTTTCCATTTCTCGCTGAAATAGATCTCACCTGTCAGGCGTTTATCTCGATAGTGGGCAAACATTTTAGATGTGAGATCGGTTGCAAGGGGATTGCCCAGAGCGTCAACCATCAACAGCAATTTGTCATAGACATGCTGCCCAGCTGTCAGAGATTTACCATGTAGTTTGAACCATAGCTCAACCACGTCTTTCAGTGTTCGACGATCCACTGATTCACCCAGCCAGGGCTTTGCTTCGGTTTCGTCCATCGTGTGACGCTCAAAAGCCAGAGCTTCGCCTTTGGTGGCGAATTGTTTACGCACACGACGCCCACTACGTCCGGCGGGGTAACATTCGCAAAGCCATTTTCCGGTGGTGAGTTTTCGTACTGCCATAAAAAAGCCCTCATATCAGAGGGCTAAATTTAACTGTATGTTTGACCAGTGGTCAATGTATGATTAGGATGAAATAAACATTGTGTTTTACTCCGGTGATTTGTCAGGTGCACTTGGCTTTATTTTTTCCTTAGCTGAATCCCATAAAGATTGGATTCCCGGAGGAAGTTCTGTTTTGTCAGAAAATGCGGAGTTACCTGACATATTCCAGTCTTTAAATACTAATACAGCATCCTCTTTTGTTGATGTAGAGCCGTAAATTTGCAGAAATACTTGCCCAAACATTAATGCATGTCTTCTATCCTTTCGCAGAATTGATTCATGCGTATATTTTTTAGAGTTCCCGAGGCATATGTATGCTAGCCATGACAGGATAGAAATGCCAATTAATCCGCGAGTAAAAATGTATACTAGTTCAAAGCCTTTAAGATTATTAAAGTCAACGGTGGCGTAGAGTGTGTAAAATGATGCAACTACAGCAAGAACCCCAAAAAAACAGCCAGCAAAAGCCCATACTTGCGACATTTTAATGAAATATAAATCATCTGAACTTAATTCACTCTTAACGCTATCTACATATCCGGGGATTTTTTCATCAATTCTCTCTTGTTGTACTCGGCTTTGTAATTCGTTATTAGATGCTTCAAGTTGTTTAATTCTTGATACCGATTGTTCAAGAAGCGCTTCTTTCTCAGAAACTAAATTTTCTAAGTTCTCATTTCTTAAGTGCAATATAGAACTATACTCTTCAATATCAGCTAAACGTTTAGCATAGGAGTCAGCTAGTTCTCTATATTTTTTTTGCTCTTGCCGTAGATTATTTAATGCTTCATTCTGTTCACTACCAAAAAAAACTTCCTCTTTGTTGTTTTGATTCATTTTTTTCTTCTTAATGAGTTTCCTGTAATAATCTCTGAAATTATATAAGTCCCCATCTCGTAACAAGTCACTAAGGTAAGCACGTTCATTTTCATTAAGGTTATTTGATCTGTCATTTAAAATGTCATAATAGTCTCTCCATTCCAAGTCACCTTCCATTTCATATTTTTTATTGTCGGGCGTCATGTTTTATTCCTTTAAATCTCTTTTGAAAAAATACAACAACATTTTGCGATAGTTGTAATATCTTTTAGTTCACAAATAAAATCAGTCGTAACAGATGTAATTTTTACTTTTCCATTAGGAATTCTTGTCAATTTTCTTAAACTTACTTTTCCTTCAATTTCAATAATCCAATTGCCATCTGAAACATCATCATATTTTCCTTCTGCAATAAAAGTATTCCCATCTACTGAGATTCCAATTGGGTTCTTCAGGCGGGAAGGTAGCAGAGACTTGTCAAATACTAAGCTGCCTTCATTGTGCAACTTACCATCAATAATCACTTGGTGTTTAAGATGAACTACAGAATTAGAGTCACTGAGAAATTTTGGCCCATTGCCGTTTGCGAGCCACAGTAATGATATTCCTGTTTCAAGTGCACATCGAATAATCCAGTCGCTGGGAAATGTATCTCGTAGATATCTGTTTGCTAGGGTACTTTTTGATACATTCAAGTGATCCGCCAAGGCTTGTCGCGTGTTAAAGCCGTAGGCTGTAATTAAACGTTCGATGGCTGCTTTTCCTCCTTGGTTGGGATTTATGTTGATCTCAATTGGGGACTTGCGGGTACATGAATCAGTTCTGTTCAGTTCATCAGGGTTTGTATCGGCAAGACGTTTCTCATTAAGCAAAATTGAAGATGGTTCAATGTCGGTTCCTGAAGCCAGCCAAATGATAGATGCACCTGTCTCTATACTGCAAATGACAACCCAATCAGCAGGAAAAGTGTCACGAGCATATCTGTTAGCCATCGTACTCTGTGAGATGCCTAAATGATTGCAAAGTGCTTGGCGTGATGTAAAACCATATGCGGCAACAATACGATCAATTACTTGTCGTCCGCCACGGTTTTGCATTATTGAAGCTTTCAGATCATCACCAATATGGCGAAATGTGTTTTTTTGATTTGACATAACCAAATTGAGATCCTATTCTCCGTTTTGTGAAGTTGTTGTCACGACTTAAACTGGCTCACCACAAGCCAATAGGAGATGTTGCATCATGACCCCTAACATTTCAATAACTCTGAATACGCCACACGTCACAATTGAGCGTTATAGCGAACTTACTGGTCTTTCTATCGACACAATCAACGATATGCTGGCTGATGGTCGCATCCCTCGCCATCGCCTTCGAAAAGACAAGAAAAGAGAAAAGGTAATGATCAACCTTGCTGCTCTCACCGTTGATGCACTTACTGATTGCAATGTTGTATTCAACTAGTTCCATTTTGGGATACATCAGGGGTGTCGACTATGTTTGATTACCAAGTTTCCAAACATCCACATTTTGATGAAGCCTGTCGTGCATTCGCGTTGCGCCACAACCTGGTGCAACTGGCAGAACGTGCAGGCATGAATGTGCAGATTCTGCGGAACAAGCTGAACCCAGCTCAACCTCATTTATTAACCGCACCAGACATTTGGCTGCTTACCGATCTGACTGAGGATTCAACGCTGGTAGATGGTTTTCTGGCACAGATTCATTGTCTGCCATGTGTACCAATTAATGAGGTGGCAAAAGAGAAACTGCCACATTACGTCATGAGTGCAACCGCAGAGATCGGGCGTGTTGCTGCAGGTGCGGTATCTGGCGATGTAAAAACCAGTGCAGGTCGTCGTGATGCTATCAGCAGCATTAACTCTGTAACACGACTGATGGCGCTGGCTGCTGTTTCATTGCAGGCCCGTTTACAGGCTAATCCTGCAATGGCGAGTGCAGTTGATACCGTGACTGGCCTCGGTGCTTCATTCGGTTTGCTGTGAGGTGCTTATGCTGACGAAAGAACCATCATTTGCATCGCTGCTGGTAAAACAAAGTCCGGCAATGCACTACGGTCACGGCTGGATCATGGGTGAGGATGGTAAACGCTGGCATCCATGCCGTTCACAAGATGAATTGCTGGCAGAACTATCTACGAAAAAACGGGGGAACAAATGGCTATTGAAGGCGCTGCGGCGACTGTTCCATTAAGCCCCGGTGAACGCCTGAATGGACTTAATCACATTGCGGAGCTAAGGGCGAAAGTTTTTGGCCTGAATATTGAGTCAGAGCTTGAGCGGTTTATTAAAGATATGCGTGATCCACGGGATATCAATAACGAACAAAATAAACGGGCACTGGCTGCTATATTCTTTATGGCAAAAATTCCAGCTGAACGTCATAGCATCAGCATTAATGAGCTGACCACTGACGAAAAGCGGGAGTTGATTAAAGCAATGAATCATTTTCGTGCAGTGGTGAGCTTATTTCCCAGACGGCTAACCATGCCGAATTAACCAACTAATGAAATTAATGGCGTAAACCCGCCGGGTATCCCTTTATCTAAATTCAGGAGAATTGATTATGCGTAATATTGAAACCCTCACGACTAAAACCGGACCGGATGATGCAGGGCTTAATATTTTACTGACAGAGGCTCGTCTGGAAGAACGCCGGGCAAGGGCTGAAGCAATGGCAGCTCACCTTGATAGCCTGGCGTGTCATATCACATCCCGCCAGCTAAACCACGTCGAAGCAGCAGAACTACTGCGTGTAACTGCTGAAGCAATCCAGAACGAAGCGCAGGAGATCCACTAATGGCTGATGCAATGGATCTCGTACAGCAGCGCGTTGAAGAAGAACGCCAGCGCCATATCCGTGCTGCCCGTGCCAAAACGCCGGGCGTGTCCCGCGTGCTTTGCATTGAGTGTGAAGCGCCAATTCCGCCAGCACGCCGCCGCGCCATTCCAGGTGTGCAGCTTTGCATTACCTGTCAGGAAATCGCAGAGCTGAAAGGCAAACATTACAACGAAGGTGCTGTATGAGCACCATCCTGAAATGGGCGGGAAATAAAACCGCAATTATGTCCGAACTGAAAAAACACCTTCCTGCTGGCCCGCGACTGGTTGAACCTTTCGCGGGTTCCTGGGCTGTGATGATGGCGACGGATTATCCAAGCTATCTGGTTGCGGATATTAATCCTGATTTAATCAACCTCTATAAAAAGGTTGCCGCTGATTGTGAATCGTTTATATCTCGCGCCAGAGTTTTATTTAAGGAAGCAAACAGGGAGGTGGCTTATTACAACATAAGGCAGGAGTTTAATTACTCAACTGAAATTACTGATTTCATGAAAGCGGTATATTTCCTGTATCTCAATCGTCACGGTTACCGTGGTTTATGTCGCTATAACAAGAGCGGGCATTTCAACATTCCCTACGGTAATTATAAAAATCCGTATTTCCCTGAAAAAGAAATTCGCGCATTTGCAGAAAAAGCCCAGCGTGCAACGTTTATCTGCGCCAGCTTTGATGAAACGCTGGCGATGTTGAAGGCGGGGGATGTGGTGTATTGCGATCCGCCGTATGACGGCACGTTTTCCGGTTATCACACTGACGGCTTCACTGAAGATGACCATTATCACCTGGCATCCGTTCTTGAACATCGGTCATCAGAAGGACATCCGGTCATTGTTTCTAAGTAA